GACAGTACAACACAAGCGGTAATGCGTTTTAGACAGGGCGGATTTGTATCTCACCCTGAAGATTATAAAGATGATGCGTTGCCACGAACAGAGAGAACGTATTATTAATGGCTACAAAGCAGTTATTACAAATTTTATTAAAGTCTCGAGAAGGAATTAAATCTGGTGCAATAAAAGTAAAAGATGTTGTAGAAGAATATCTAACAAGCACAGGAGCTAAAACTATTTCTCCGTTAGAAAGATTTACAATCAATAAAGAATTTAATGAACTTGCACCAAGTAATGTAATTGACGATGTCTTTGGAGATTTTCAAGGACTCCAAGATGACGCTGGAGATGTTTTAACAGAAGCTGAAAAGTTAGCAGCAGACGAAGGTGTCGATATTGCAGAAACTATTTTACCTACAAGACCTTTTACAGATTTGGTAGAACAACAGCGTGGTGTAAAATTAAGAGGTGATGAAACTTTTGGAGAACTAACAGAAAAATTTGGAACTAAGGAAGAAGGCCTCGGTTCGCTATTCCCTAAAGGTGAAACAGATTCTATCTTTGATATAAAAAATGATAAACGACAAGAGGTTGCAGATTTTATAAAAAAGATGCGTGAAGCAAATATTAAAAACGAAGACATCAAACAAGTATTTAAAGATACTGGTACTGACATTGAACAAGGCAAACGAGCCGCGACTACTTTAGCGCGAGCCGCGGATATGTCTGCTGATACAAAAATTAAACAAGAGTTGTTATCAGAACTCGATGAGATGAAAATGGACAAAGGCCCTAGATTCTTTCAGGAAGAAAAAATGGGTTTCTATGATATGCGTGGTGTTCTTGATGATTTAACCACAACTATAAATAATAGAATTCAAGATGATTTAATTCAACAAGGTGTACCAGAAGAAAAAGTAGATGAAATATTTTTTACAATAAGAGATAATTTAAGACGAGGAAGTTTAAGCACTTTAAGAAATGATCCAAAATCTTTAGTTGCAAAAATAAAAGAAGAAATTGATTTTGAAAATGTTAAGTACGATACAGACTTTTGGGATAAATATGTCGATGAAGTTATGTCACTTGTAAGAACACCTAAACCAAGATTTATGCATGGAGGAGTAGTATAGTGGCTGAGATAAAATTTAATAAATTATATGATCAATTAGGATTGATAGATAAAAAGTATTATGATTCAACTTTTAAAAATATTTACGACCCTAAAAAATCCCAACCTTCGTTAGAAGGAAAATCAGGTTATGAGCAAATGAAAGCTGTGTATGAAGCGGAGCAACAAGTTCCTAAAAAAGGTTTAATAGATAGTTTAAATTTTTTTAGTTCAGCGAGCGCAGCGGAACCAAACACTAACCTTGGAATAGGAGGTATAGATATGTCAAACTATTATACACCTGACCAACAAGCATTAATTTTTGGTGATCCAAATTATTTTGGTAATCAACAATTTTATGAAGGCACTAATGTTCCTGTAGCAACTCCTTTTAGTGATTCAATGAATGAACCAATGGATATTGAAAATTTTTTAGGAACAAGCACACCACAAAATTTAGGATTTATAGATAATGCACCAACTATACGAGAAGCTGTTGCACCAATAGGAATAACAGATAGAGGTAGAGGAATGGCAACGCCAGGAACGATGGGAGCTTATGAAATGATAGGAGGCCAAAGAGTTCCATTAGGAGATGTATTAGGAAAACAAATGGCTTTAGAAAAATCAGATTTTGTTGAAGAACCCGCGTCAAGATTTGGTTTGGGAAGATTATTAAGTATTGCAGGTTTATTAACAGGATCTAAGCCTATTAAGGCTTTAGCTGCAATAGCTAATAGAGATAGAATTTCTAAAGCAGCAGGCACTGTTAAAGATAAAGCAAGCTCTGGTCTTGCATCTTTAAACAAAAAACTAAGAGGAACTAATCCTGATGGTTCAATTAGAACTCAAGCACAATTTGAAAAAGCAGAAGCACAAAGAAGAGTAGATAAACGTGTAGCAAATATGTTAGATAGAAAAGCTAAAGGCAAAGCTTACTCACAGAAAAATTTAAATAAACTTACAACAGGTGGATCTAAACCAGGAACATATACAGCTAGAGGTGCAGGTAGTGGTGGTGAAAGTAGAAAAATTGTTTGCACGATGATGAACGAAAGATATGGCTTTGGTTCGTTTAGAAATAAAATTTGGATGAAGTTCCACGAAAGCTATGGACCAGAATATCAAAAAGGTTACCACGCAATATTCTTACCATTAGTTAAGATTGCAAAAGGTGA